TTTCCTACTCTTGATTTAGGAGAGAATGAAATATCAGTTAGTGGATGCACGATCAATTTAATTCCTAGGTGGTGGAGATTATGAGAATTTTAGACAATACAAAATCTTTATCTGCTTTAAGTATCGACACAACAAACGGACTAGGCAACATTCAACCTTTAGAGTGTTTAATTACCGAAGAATTAAACGGACTGTATGAAGCCGAAATGACAGTTTTAGTAAGTGATGAACACTTTAATGATTTATCAGTCGGAAGTATTCTCTTACTGAATACCGAAAAAGATATGCAGATGTTTAGAGTGTATTATATCTCTAAACCAATCAATCAAAGGTGTGAAATTAGATTACAACATATCACTTATGATCTCACTAAAACACCTGTTAAACCATTTAGTTCAACAGGTGCAGTCGCTTCTTGCCTAGCACTTAAAAATAACGTATTAGGTAGCACTCCATTTAACATTCAGACTAATATAGAAAACACAACCTCAAACTTTAATTTAGATATTCCTAGAAGTTTTAGAGAATGTTTAGGTGGCTATGAGGGTTCTATGTTAGACGTATTCAGGGGCGAATACGAATGGGATAACTTAACTGTAAAGATGTTGTCCAGACGTGGAAGTGATAACGGAGTTCGTATCTCCTATGGCAAAAATCTTACTGACTTTAAGCAAGAGGAAAACATCGAAAACGTATATGATGGTGTATTAGGTTATGCAGTAGTCGATGATATTACCTATACTGCTTCTAATTACTTTAATAAGACAGGAGCAACAAATCCTAGAATCTTAAATGTTGATTTTTCTAGTGATTATGAATCAGGGCAAGTTCCAACGGATGCAGAGTTGATTCAAAAGGAAACCAATTACGCTAATAATAACGATATTGAAATACCTAATGTCAATATCACAGTTAGTTTTATTCCATTGTGGCAGACAGAAGAATATAAAAACGTACTGCCTTTGGAACGAGTAAGTTTGGGTGATACAGTTCATATCTTCTTTGATAAATTGAATGTTGAAGCCTCGGCTAGAGTAATAAAAACAGTCTGGAACTGTCTTACAAAAAAATACGAAGAAATCGAATTAGGCAACGCAAAGGCAAATCTCAATACTGTTATTGATAACGCAGTTGATAGTGGAGTAAACAAAGCATTAAGCTATTTAGATATTGACACATCTTCAATCGAAGCAGAGATGAACAATCTATCAAGATTAATTGTTAATGGTTTAGGTTTGCATATCTCAAAAGACGATGTAGGGCGAATCATTTTACACAACGAAGAAACAATCGCACAATCACAGTATCAATATAGAATCTCTGCACAGGGGTTCGTAGTTTCCGATGATTATGGGCAGAATTGGCGATCAGGTTGGACTACATCAGGCGAAGCATATATGAACTCACTATCAACGATCATATTAAGGGCTATGCAGATATATGGTTCTGTGATTACGTTTGGCGATCCTGACGATAAATACATTGTCGCACAACCTTATGAAAGAAATGGAAGTTTGGTTGGTGTATCGTTTGATGGATCAGGTTATGTAAGGTTTCAACCAACAGAAATGTTTGAAGTTGTCAACTTACATTCTAACGGAAGAAATTATTACAATAGGCTTGTGATGAATAAGGTTGGAAATTATAATCAACCTTATATTCTTTTAACTAACTATGATGATACACAAAACTTTCTGACTGCTAACGCAATAGAGATGGACGCTCATGCTACTGATAGTTCAAATCGAATATATAACAGAGCAGTTGTGTTTAATTATTCAACATATAGTGGCACCGCTTATACTGCCAACTATGCTTCTTTAGTAGCATATAATACTTATAATCGTATGAGCCTTGTTAATATACAACACAATTCATCTACTACTGCTAATAGCTTTTTAATGACTGCATCATCTACATCTCAATCACTCTCATTATCGAATAATCGTTTAGCGTCAACTAATAGTGCAAACCGAATTTATCTTAATGCAGAAGCCACACAAGATTATGTCAGAATTGAAAACTATATTATAAATTCTAACGATATTACTGCAAATATGATCACTCTTACAAGTGATTCATCAGGTAATACTTTATATATAGGCAATAACAAATCAACAGGTGCTTATTCAAACTATATCAGGATGCAATCAAGCGATAATACATTGCATATCTTTTCATCAAACGATGCTTTTATTGAATCATCTGGAGCAGTCAGGTTAAAAAGTGATAATGGTCAAGATATAACGCTAAACTCTGCTGATGACATTTATATGACCTTTGTTGACAAATTAAGGATAAACGGACATATACTGACATTCACAAATGGGAATGTCGGTTATTATGACGAATAAGGAGAAAACAATGAAACAATCAGAAGCCAAACTATTATCTATCTCATTAAAGAGTATGGAAGAAAAAGGAAAGGTTGCAGTCAAGATCGCTCGAAACATAAGAATGATCGACGATGAATTAAAAGAATACTACCAATATGAAGCCGAACTGTTTAAGAAATACGGAGAGGAAAAGGACGGACAACTCGTTATCGACAAAAACTCTGACAATTATCAGAAGTTTATAAACGAGATGCAACCTTTAGATAACGAAGAAGTCAGCTTCAATTTTAGAAGATTTACAGATGAAGAACTGGAAAATTCTAGTCTGAATGTTAATCAGGTATTATTGCTTATGGAATATATGGGGGTGGAAGATGTTAATATCAATGACACCGAATGATGAGGTTAAAACCATTCACGCTTCTTTGAATGATGGAAGTTTGAGAAAGTGGGAGTTTGAACCTTACACCGAAAATGGAAAGATCAAGTTGACGGATCAGGACTATGCGACAATTCAGAGTATTAAGGGCAATACTGTTAAGTTTAATCAGTTATGCAAAATAACAGGTTCAGCAACTTATTTAGGTGTAAATGTCACATATTCAGACAATAACTTAATAACTTTGAATGGAACAGCGTCAAGTGCAATAGACAGTATTGGTCTTTTGCATTATACAAGTTCTGCTTTTAAAGAATTAAATGCAAACCATAAATATATTTACTTTATCGACAAAACAAATTCTTTGCAATTAAAAGTATATGCAAGTCCTGATGGAACATGGACTGGCAGTACGGTATTAGTAAATGCAGAAAGTATGTCAAACAAAACACATTGGATGTTTACAATACCGAGTGATAAACCGTGGTTGAATATATACGCATACGCTTCAACAGGAACTGTTTTTAATAATGTTTCTTTTAGATTTAATTTAGTAGACTTAACCGCTATATTCGGTTCAGGCAACGAACCATCATCAGTATCAGACTTTGAAACATGGTTATCAAATAATATCGGTTTATTGCCATATTATGACTATACACTAGGAAGTTTAATATCATTTAATGGAACAGGACTTAAAACAGAAAACGCAAGTCAAACTGAAAGCAATACTCTATCCTTACCTATATCAACATACTTTCCAACAGGAATGAAATCAGCAGGAAGTGTGTATGATGAAATAAGTGATAAGGCTTATACAAGGGTTGGAAGTGTGGATTTAGGTACATTGACTTGGTTTGGTGGCTCGTGGAATGGGCATTATAGATATAATGCAAATGTGACAAATATTAAAACACCACAAGGAAATTATGATGATGGTCTTATGTGTTTAAGTTTAACGCCTAGTAGTTATCCAATTATGGGTGGAACTCAACAAAACAATGTTATTGCTAGGAATAATGGGAAAGTTTATGTAGCGACTTCCGACTATACATCAGCAAGTGATTTCAAATCCGCTATGTCAGGACAGTATTTATTTTATGAACTAGATACACCAACCTCACAAGACATATCACTTGATCTGACTTATCCTGTATATAACAATGGCACAGAACAGATACTTCCAATAAACGGAAGCACACCAACTACAAGCCCTATGGTAGCGACAATAGAATATCCAGATAGAACTGAAGATGTGAACTTCTTATACAAACAGACCACCTTTGATTCTGCAATCCCACAATTTAGTTTAGTTTGTAAAAATCAAGAATTGCCTATGACCTTAAACGATGGCAAACTTATCTGTGAGTGCGACAGTTCAATCACGAATGAGAGTGGCTTTTTTGACGCAAAAGTCAAAATGCAAGACCTTGATTCAGTCGCATATTCGCAGAAAATACAACTCCATGTTGAAAGGGGGATAAATGATTAATCAAATTTATAACCTGAATATTAATCCTGATAAAGTCAGTCCGATTGTAAGAGTAAGTCAATACGATTACAATTCAAGGAACATTCAGTTTGTGATTTATGAAGATGATGAACTATACGATATATCAGGAATGACTGCAACAATCAAAGTCGGTGAAAATACATATCAAGGCACAATAGAAAACAATATTGTGTCTTTTATTTTCAACGATACGGACTATGCGACAAAAACATTAGGTGAAGTTGTTTTGAGTAATAACGGAACGATGGCAACGCTTAACTTTTATCTAGTTGTTGAAGAAACACCATTCAACGCAAATACGCTTAATTTAACGAACAATTCACGTTCAATGAACAATAAGTCATTGGAAGAAGAAATGATTGAAAATGAGCCAATATCTAGCGAAAAAACAGAAATAAATGAGGTTTTGGAAACAAAAGAAGAAGTTGAAGAACCTGAAGAAGAACCTGAAGAAATAGAAGAAATAATAGAACCTGAACAGGTTAAGGAGAAAGAAAATGAAAATGAATGATAAAGTCTATGATGCACTTGCGTTCATCGGACGTATTGTCTTGCCAGCAGTCGCTACTTTATGGTTAGCGTTGGCTGATGTTTGGGGTTTTCCGTATCGCACGGAAATCGGAACTACTCTGGTCGCTATTGATACATTCCTAAATACTCTTTTAGGTATCTCTAGTGTCAATTACTACAACGAACAGAATAAGACTAACAACTACTCCGTAGATGATGTGAACAATGGCTAAATTAAATATTAGTGATTTAACAATCACAGGAACATATAGTCCTTGCTTTTGGGATAAAAACTTAAATCCAAACGCAACGATCACAAACGGATTGGCGAACTGCACAACTTTAACTTATGGACTGACTATCGTATATAATCGACCTTTACCAGTATCGAGAATTGTTAGTGCTTCACAATGGCACAACTACTTAATTAATAATTGGACTTGTAAGAAGTTCGACAAGTCTATATTAAAAGTCGGCGACATAATCGAGTGGAGTAAATATTGCCATGTTGCGACAGTTGATAAGATCATAGGCGATAAAGTATATCTCCATTGTAGTTGGTACACAGGCGAGAATGGTAAATCGGCACAGGACGGACAGTACGCAACAAGAGAGCATATTAAATCGCTTCAGGAACTTTCCGACCTTATGAGTACAAAATACTCTTATCGGTTTTATCATTACTGTACGCTAGAGGAAGAATCAGACATGGTAAAGGGTGAACCTGAATATATCTTGTCTATGCCATTAGAGAGGGTTTTTAAGCCTGTAGGCGAAGATAAAACAGTCAATCAGGTTTTTATCTCAACCAATACTCAAAACGTCAGAGATAACGATAATAACATTTTAGGTACTGCTCAAAGTGGATTCTATAATGTTTATTCAATCGTACATAACAATAATTATAATTGGTACGAAATAGAGGATGGTTGTTTTGTTGCAGGAGTAGAGAATAGGGTTTACTACATTCCGAAAGAGGTTGATGTAGAAACTTTAAAAAGGGAAAACGAAATGTTGAGGGCTACTATCGACAACCTCAACAACAGATTAAGACAGATACATGAGTTATCAGGAGATTGATTATGGTAAATGACATTACATTAGGAGAGATCGTTGTTGCGATAGGGGTAATCGGTGCGATAGTTGGTGCAATAGTAAAGGTGGTCAATCCAATAGTTAAGTTAAACAAGAGAATTGATAAGATTGAGGAACATCAAGACAACGATCTTAAAAGGTTTGAAAAGTATGATAAAGACCTGCAACAAGTATTGTTAAGTGTCAATGTTT